TTCAGGTTACTTTATCTATCCAACTTTACGTCAGATTCAGCCTCAGTTAGTACAAAAGTGGGAAGAAGCATTTAGCAAGATATTGAAGGAGTGGGATTAATGGCAGGTAATAGAACCCTCAAACTTTCGATCCTTGCTGACGTCGATGATCTCAATAAGAAGTTAAAAGCAGCCAACGGCGACGTTGAAAATTCAGCAACGCAATTAGAAAAGTTTGGCAAAGTAGCAGGGGCTGCATTTTTAGCGGCTGCAGCAGCTGCTGGTGCTTACGCGGTGAAAATCGGCGTTGACGGAGTTAAAGCAGCGCTGGCAGATGAACAAAGCCAAGTCAGATTAGCCTCAGCGTTGGAAAACGCTACAGGAGCAACTAAGGCTCAAATTGCTGCTACTGAGGATTCAATTGACAAGATGGCACGCGCTACAGGCGTGGCGGATGATTCTTTACGTCCTGCTCTTGCTCGTTTGGCTTTAAGTACAAATTCAACCAGCAAGGCTCAGGAGTTATTGGCTCTTGCTCTTGATATTTCAACTCAGACAGGCAAGCCTCTTGAAGGCGTAGCAAATGCCTTGGGTAAGGCTTATGACGGTAATACCGCAGCTCTTGGCAAACTTGGCGTTGGACTTTCAAGCGCTGAATTAAAGGCAATGTCATTTACCCAAGTTCAAACAAAGTTATCTGATCTATTTGGTGGCGCAGCTGCTAAAAATGCTGAAACCTTTCAAGGACGCGTGGATCGTCTCAAGATTGCATTTGACGAAGGCGTTGAAGCAATCGGTTATCAGTTGCTACCGATTATTGAAAAACTTATTGCAATTATTGTAGATAAGGTCGTACCTAACTTCCAAAAATTTATTAAACTATTTGATCCATTAAAAGAAGCGATTGACCGCAACAAAGATTCATTCCAGGCACTTGGTAACTTTATTGTAGATTACATAGTTCCAGTATTTACAGTTGCGCTTGCTGGAGCAATTTCATTTGTGGCTAAGGTAGCCGGTGGAGTTGTCGATATCGTAGGCGGAATTATCAACGTGATTCGCACCCTGGTATCTGGCGCCATCGATGGCATTAACGCAATGATTAAGGCTTACAACTCTGTACCTTTATTACCAAATATTCCAACTATCTCAAAACCTTCATTTACAAGTCCTACAGTTTCAGCGCCTAAGGTATCTACCCCGACTTACACTGCTCCTACTATTTCGGCTACCGGTACAACATCTGGTACAAGCACTTCAAGCGCAGCAGCAGCATCTACAGTTGCAGCAACTGCAGCTGCCTCAACGGTTGCTGGTTCATTTAACGTGGGATCTTTCCGTATGGCAGAAGCGCGCGATAGTGGGGACACTTACAATATCAACGTTACCGGAGCCTTGGACAAGGAAGGCGTAGCCCGTCAAATCGTGGATATTATTCAATCCTCCAATATGCGCGGCACTAATGGATCTCTAAGTCTGCAGGCAATATGAGTAATTGGAATCCAGTTTGGAAGGTGTTCATTAATGGGAGCGCCACAAATTATGCAAGTAGCACAATCGCCAATCTCACGATTACCAGCGGTCGTACAACAATTGAACAACAGGCTCAAGCAGGTTATTGTAATATCCAATTGGTTAACCTCATCAATGAGGCATTTGATTTTAAAGTAACAGATTCTTTAACTATAGAATTGCAAAATTCTGCCGGTACTTACGTGCCAATTTTTGGTGGTTTTATCACCGATTTTAGTATTGAAGTTATCCAGGCTGGATCTACTGGATTTATCACAGCTGCAAACATAACGGCTGTCGGTGCTTTATCTAGACTGTCAAAATCAACCTGGACTGACACTCTGTCTCAGGATGAGGACGGCGATCAGATTTATGCTTTATTGGTTGATCTTTTGGTCAATAACTGGAATGAAGTGGCTCCAGCGGTAACTTGGGCTACTTACAATCCTGCCACAACTTGGGCAACTGCTGAAAATGTAGGACTTGGAGAGATCGATCGACCAGGTGATTACACTTGCCAATCTCGTCCTTCATCAGCTGCTGTCGTGGATCGATACACTCTTGCAGCTCTTATTGCTCAATCTGCTTTAGGTCAATTATACGAGGACGGTGCCGGGCGCATTTGTTATGCCGACTCGACTCATCGCCAGGATTATTTGGCTGCAAATGGTTACACGGAACTGGATGCAAATAGTGCCTACGCTGCTGGACTAAGACAACTCACACAATCAGGCGATATCCGTAATGACATTACCTTGAATTATGGCGCAGGATTTGGTTCGCAAAAAACTGCTATTGATAACACTTCAATCAATACTTTCGGCAGATATGCAGAATCAATCGACACAGTTATCCATGGCGCAGCTGATGCCCAATTAGTGGCAGATCGTCGCTTGGCTTTAAAGGCTTATCCACGCGCTAAGTTCGATGCAATTACTTTTCCGCTCGGTAACAATGAGATCGACGATTCAGATCGTGATGCATTAATCGGCGTGTTTATGGGGCAACCAATCAAGATTGTCAATCTCCCAAACAATATTTCTAACGGCACATTTGAAGGCTACGTCGAGGGCTTTACTTTTAGGGCTGGCTATAACCGGGTCGATCTCACGATTAATGCGACCCCTATTGAATTTTCCCAGGTTGCAGTTCGCTGGGATCAGGTTTCAGGCTCCGAGGCTTGGAATACTTTATCGGGTATACTTACATGGAATAATGCGATTGGAGCGGTTGCCTAATGGCAAACACAACTAACTTTAACTGGGAAACCCCAGATGATACAGATTTAGTCAAAGATGGTGCAGCTGCGATGCGTACCCTCGGCAACTCGATCGATACCTCTTTTGTCGATCTCAAGGGTGGTACGACCGGACAGATCTTAAGCAAGGCATCTAACACGGATCTTGATTACACCTGGGTCACGACAGATGATGCAAACGCGATCCAAAACGCAATCGTTGATGCAAAAGGCGATCTAATCGCTGCAACAGCAGCCGACACACCTGCGCGTTTAGCGGTAGTAACTAATGGTCAAGTATTAACAGCAGACTCAACTGCTGCAACAGGTCTAGCGTGGGCAACGCCATCAGGCGGTGGAACTTGGACATCATGGACACCGACATGGACGAATTTAACAGTTGGAAATGGCACAGTAACCGCACGTTACTTAAAAGTAGGTGGATTGGTTAATTTTAAAATACAACTTATTTTTGGCAGTACCACTAGCGTGACAGGCAGAATTAGTTCAACTTGGCCAGTTACACCAAGTTCAGGAAATTCAGCACAAAGCGCAGCAGTAATTGTGCAATTTGAGGACGCTGGTGTTGCACCTGTTTATGGTGCTTTTTTTAATGCAGGTGCGACCACCTCAGGTTTTGAAATCTTGGCGATAAATACATCTGGCACTTACGCTGCTGCTGCCGTTTTATCTTCGACTGTGCCTATTACTTGGGCAACAGGTGACTACATCACTATTTCAGGAAGTTATGAGGTAACACCATAATGTCATTTACATTTCTTTATCCAGATGCTACTAATGAACAAAAGTGGGAGCAGATTAAGAATTGGCGCAATGCCGCACTTGCTCAATCGGACTGGACACAGTTACCAGATGCTCCAGTTGATAAAGCAGCATGGGCAACTTATCGTCAAGCGTTGCGCGATCTACCTGCTCAAGGTGGCATTGCAGATTCAGCGGAGTTTCCTGTTGCACCATGAAGCCACGATTAAGTAAGTCCGTTGTTCAATTAAGAGAACAGGCAGACGATGCTTATCCATCTCGAAAGCGTCATTCTGACGGCACAATCGGAGATGCAAAGCACTCAACCCGAAAGAGCGATCATAACCCTGACCCTGATACAGGGTACGTCCGCGCTATCGATCTCGATGCTGATTTCAACGAACAAGCCTCTACAGCTGCTTACGTTGCCGATCAGATTCGAATTGCAGCCAAGTCAGATAAACGAATTGCTTATGTCATCTTTAATCACAAGATTGCAAGCGCTCGAAGCCTCTGGCGCTGGAAAAAATACAGCGGCGTCAATCCGCACACCAAGCACATCCATGTCAGTTTTACAAAAGCTGGCGACACGGATTCGAAGTTTTTTAACATCCCATTACTAGGAGGAACAGATGAGCCAGGACCTAAAAAAGATGCTAGCAAGTTGGGGCAGAGCCTTTCTAACAGCTGCGCTTGCACTCATAGCTGCGGGCGAGACTGACGTTAAGAACATTGCTTACGCTGGCGCGTTGGCAACGATTCCGCCAATTATGCGTTGGCTAAATCCTAAAGATGAAGCGTTCGGTTTGCGGTGAGTGCAAGTGATTGGGCAGGGTTCATCCTTGCCATTGTCTCGACGATTGCTGTATTTGTTGGCGGTCTGCGTTATTTGGTTCGCGGTTGGCTGTGGACTCTTACGCCGAATGGTGGATCATCTCTCGCTGACAGATTGGCAAGAATAGAGACACGCCAAGAACAGATGATGGAACTTCTCAAAAAGTAAGGGACACTTATCCACATGGCAAAGAAAGCAACTAAAGACCTAGTTGAGCAAGATTACTCAGCACTCGATGCTTATTGCATAGGAATGTATGAGTTTGCTCAAAGTCTAAAACGAGCAGGTTTTGATGAGGAAACAGTCCTTGGCATTATTGTGGAACGTTCTGCCTATCCTGCTTGGATCTTGCCAGATCCTATCGAACCAGAACGGTTCGGTGACTATGAGGACGATGACGACGAGGACTAATGACAGTAAAACGAATTGCTTGGATTTCAGATATCCAGGCACCGTTCTTTCATGAAGCAGCAGTCAAAAATCTAGGCAAGTTTTTAAGGGCTTACAAGCCTCACCAAACCATCTGTATTGGTGATGAGATCGATCTACCGCAGCTTGGTGGTTTTGCCCAATCATGGCAAGAGGTCGAAGGCAACATTGATGAGGATCGCAAACTTACTTTAGAGATTCTCCAATATCTTGGCGTTACTGACGTCGTTGGATCTAACCACGGCGCTCGCGTTTACAAGTCTTTATCTCGCAGATTACCGGCATTTATGAATCTGCCTGAGCTGCGCTACGACAAATTTATGGGGTACGACAAAGCCGGCATAAAATATCATCCAAACGGATTTGATTTTGCTCCAGGTTGGCACACTTGCCACGGAGATGCTTTTCCACTATCAAACAAGCCTGGGCAAACAGCCCTCAATGGCGCCATGCGTATGGGTAAATCAATCGTGTCAGGACATACCCATAGACTTGGGCTATCTGCCCATTCTGAGGCCTCTGGAGGCCGATACGGCCGTATTGTATGGGGAGTTGAGGTTGGCAACCTTGTTGATCTTGCCAGCCCCGGTATGGGCTATACAAAGGGTTATGCAAACTGGCAGATGGGTTTCGTGGTAGGCACATTACACGATAAGCGTTTTACGCCTGAACTTATCCCGATTGATCCGAAAGATGGATCATTTATTTATCAGGGCAAACGGTGGGGCTAAATCGTTATCGTTTCGTTATTGAAATAAACGTGTAATTGTCTCCAGATTGTGAGACCGTAATCCCATCAGAGAATCCCAGTATCTGATAAAGGGAGAAAACAAATGGATCTACAAGTCCCAGTAATAGTTTTATTACTGATAGCAAACGTTTTATGGTATGTCGTCGGTTGGTCTCAAGGCTTCAATGAGGGCAAACGAGAAGGTTTGGTACTAGGCAAAAACAGTCAGCGCGTGAGTGTTAATGGACGCTAATGACATCCTTGACGAAGCAAAAGACCTCATCGCAGACAGAGGTAAAGATTACGGCTTGGCAGCTATCAATCACCTTCGAATCTCCAAATACTGGAGCACATATCTTGAACGAAACATCGAGCCTCACGAAGTCGCAGTCTGTATGGCACTTGTCAAAATCGCACGCTTACAAGAGACAAGCCTCCACGCAGACAGTTACAAGGACGGCGCAGCATACATTGCGCTCGCTGGACAAATTGCATCAACTGATTGGAATGACCTTGACAGTTATTAAATCAGCACCCGGAGTATGGTGCGATTACTGCAAAGTCCGATATGGCGTGAACTCGCTTCTTGGACAGAAAGCAGCTAGTTACACAGTTTTAAGCAATCACCCAAAAAGCAAGGGGACACGCAGGAATTACTGCAATCAATGCGCTGTAGACGTGCAGACTTGGGCAGATGGCACAGTATGGTCATTACCAGAACAAACCGATTATCTAATGGGACAGGATGAATTACCAGATGGCATTTAATTTAGCAGATTATGAAACGGTCGAAACTAGACTGGAAAAGTTTATAAAGGACTTTCCGGATTTTAGACTAAGCACAGAATTGGAGAGTTTTGCAAATGATAGATTTATTATTAAAGCGTATTTATATCGAACTTTCGCAGATAGC